GTTCAAGAAGGGCCAAGGCGGCCTGATCCTTGGTACCCGTGACCACTACGTTGACCCAAGTTTCTAAGGGTTTGTCCCTAAAAAATATTTTGATCTGACTGTGATTTGGTGTAATTTGCGGTTACACTAACATCACGGTCAACAAGATCGGTAACACAGAAAGAAAGCGAATCATGGACGAAGAAATCGAAACAATCATCAACACCAAAGACGGTGTACGTTTGTCGGTATCTGCATACGAAAACGGTGCTTGGCTGCACATGATCCTGAATGGCGGCACTGCTTACGCAACCCTGACCCGTGCAGAGGCAGAGCAACTGCTGGTTGGCTTGCAGGCAATCTTGGAGGTGACAGCATGAGCTACGCGACTTGCCACCAGACCTTCACCCACAAGGTCCGGGACTACGACGCAGGGACCTGCCAGCGCGCCCTGATGGACTGCCACGACACCCTCAAGATCTGGGGTGATGACATTGACTCCGACTACGCCGTCAAGCTCTGGGCGGAGATCGACGCCCTGCGCGAACGCCAACTCAAGCTCTCAAAGGTGGCAGCATGAACACTTACGAAATTTACATCGACGGCGACTATTGGGACGAGGTCGAGGCCATTGACGAGCCCGGAGCCATTGACGTGGTCTTTGAGCGGCTGGACGGCAAGGTAGGCGAGGAGATCCACGCAGAGCTCGTAGAAGGCTCAGAAGAGCCCGGGATCTGCCCGGCATGCAACGGTAGCGGTGAGGGCCAGCACGAGGGCTCACGGTGCCATCACTGCGGTGGCTGGGGGGAAGCATGAAAGACATTGTCAAAATCAATGCGCCGACTCACATAGTGCGCCACGCCAGCCTTGAGTTGAACCGCAAGACCAAGGAAACGCTTGGGCCATATGTGGAGAGGCAGAAGCTGGCTGGTGAGGTTAAGGCCTCAGAACTGAGTATCTGGGATCGCACTACGTACCGCACAGGCGAGGGTGACTACACCTCACAGGTTCCGAGAAAAGGTAGCTTGAGGGCGTTCAGCCTGCCGAGCCGGGGGAACCGGACATGACACAACCAGAAGCCTTGAAGTTGGCGGATACGCTTGAAAAACATCTTGGGGGCAATACAGCAACTCAAGCCGCCGCCGAACTGCGCCGACTCCATGCGGTAAATCAGGAACTGCTGGCGGCGTTGAAGATGGCCGAGCCTCTGCTTCAAGCAATGCTAAACAACATCGTTAGATATCTTCCGCAGTACGAAAAAATGCCAGCACTAGATCAAGTCCGTGCAGCAATAGCTAAAGCAGAAGGAGTAAAGAAATGACTGACCACAACCAAGACGATGAAGTAGAAGACCTCTACAAACCCGACTGGATTGCACTGTCCATCGCAGTAGCGATCACCACTATCTCGCTTGCGGCGTTTGCTTTTTTTGTGGGGTACTTGACATGACTAAAGACGACATCATCAAGCTGGCGCAAAAGGCTGGGATGCCGATGGCGTGGATTAGTGACAGCGGTGTTTTGAAGTGGACTGACCTTGAACGCTTTGCCAACCTTGTTGCCGCTGCCGAGCGTGAGGCGTGCGCGAAGTTGTGCGAGGAGCACCAGTTCGCTTCAATCGGTCTTGCCGCAGCCATCAGAGCAAGGGGAAACACATGACTGACTTTGACGAATGGTGGGATGGCGATTACGATGACTTAGCAAACCCGTACCACACCGGTACGCCAGCATATTGGGCATGGGCCGGGTGGCAAGCAGCACAGCCCGAGCAGGTTGACTGCCCCCGCTGCGGTCACGTTTGCTCACAGCGCCCGTGGCAGGGTCTGACGGATGATGAAATTCTTGAAGCGGCTCAAATTGATGGGGCTGATACGTGGCTTTTTGCGACTGCTTACGCCATCGAAGCCAAGCTGAAGGAGCGCAACACATGAAAATAGCAATCACTGAACTGGAACATCTGCGTGAAGAGATAAAGAACTGCCACCAGATCATTAAAGACTTTCAAATGAAGCGCAAATGGGCAGGTCTGACGGATGAAGAGTTGTTTGAAATTGTGCGATCAGAAGGCAAAGTAACCAAAGCAGACGCTTGGGAAATTGTGGAAAACCTGCAAGCCAAACTAAAGGAACTAATATGACTGAACAAGAAGTAAATCCTTGCAGGTTTGTAGACGGGGCTTGCACACACTGTGAGGCCACTGAGCGAGGAGATTGTCAGGGCTGGGTTAGTTCGCCCAAGCGTGAGTGGGTAGGTCTGACGGATGAGGATGTAAACAGGGAGTCCGCCATGATTGCTTCACAAATGAAGCTGGCATTTCACGCCGGGATGTATGTAGCCCAAAAGATTCTGAAGGAGCGCAACACATGATTATCTGGCCCTTCCCCACTGAGTTGCCACCAGCGCAACCAGCCAAGCCGGTACCATTCAACCCCAGCAACTTTGAGGACGCACCACTGTGATTACTGAAGACGACGAGCGTGAAGAATCATTGACCGAAAAGGTCTTAATTGCTACAATGTTCATAGGGTTTTTGGTACTCATCTGCCTGCTCCCTGACCTGTAAAAAGCGAAATGAAAGCGAAGAGAAACCGAATTGGTTTCGACCGGGATGACCGGGTACATCAAACAAAACGGAGAGCCAAAATGGCAGAACGCATCTACATCGTCAACAGCAACCAAGGCACCCGCCTCGTCAAGGCCAATCTGCGCCAGCAGGCTTTGAGCCACGTCGCGAACAGCACCTTCACGGTCCGAGTCGCAACTCAGGACGACCTTGTCAAGCAGCTCACGGCCGGTACGCCCATCGAGCAGTACAAGGCCCCGGAGCAGCAAGAGCTCCTCGAAGGCAGCGAATCACCCGGGAACTGATACCATAGCCCTCATCTAACCGGACGAGGAATAAGGTCATGCCAGAAACCGCCGCAAAGCCACAGAAACGAGCTACAGCAGCCCCGAAGCCTAAGACTAAGGCCAAGGGTGCCGCAGCACAGGAAAACGTCTCCAAAGCCCCAAAGAAAACAGGCAAGTACACCCCAGAGCTGATAACAGAGATCTTCCGCCGCATCAGCTTGGGAGAGTCGTTACTGCAGATCTGCAGGGATGAGGGAATGCCAACGCGACAGGCTGTCTACGATTGGGTTCATGGCGACGAGACCCTCGCTTTACAATTCGCACGCGCACGGGAGGAGGGTTGTGACGCCATGGCGGAAGAGGCGTTGCACATTTCTAACACTCCGCACTTTGGCCAGAAAAAGGTGTACAGCTCTGGCGAAGATGAGGACAGCATGACGGTGACCGAAGAGGACATGCTTGGCCACCGCAAGCTCCAGATCGAGACGCGGCTCAAGCTGCTGGCCTGCTGGAACCCTAAGAAGTACGGCACCAAGGTCCAGATGGGCGGTGACCCCGGCAACCCAATCAAGATTGAGGCGCAGGTGGAGGCCGACAACTTCCTCGCGGCCATCATGAAGAACGCGGAGCTCAAGCGGCAAGTCTCGGCAAATGAGTGACATTGCGGCGATCGTCTCGGACCCGGAGGTCCAGAGGCACCTAGCGCTGGCCAGCCCCGAGTACCGTCTGGCGTGGGCTTGGCGCATGTCATGGTTCAGCACCCAGCATGCCCATCAGACTCTCCCGCCGGGCGACTGGTGGTCGATCTGGCTGATGCTGGCCGGACGCGGAGCAGGCAAGACCCGCACGGCTGCTGAACAGATCGCTTGGTGGGCCTACGAGCAACCCGGCACCCGCTGGCTGGTGGCTGCGCCTACCTCGGCCGACGTCCGTGGCACCTGCTTTGAGGGTGACTCAGGCCTGATGACCATCATCCCCAAGTCACTGGTGGCTGACTACAACAAGACGGCCCACGAGCTGCGCCTGACCAACGGCAGCCTGATCAAGGGCATCCCGGCGTCCGAGCCCGAGCGCTTCCGGGGGCCGCAGTTCCACGGGGGCTGGTGCGACGAGCTCGCGGCATGGGACTATCTACAAGAGGCGTGGGACCAGATCCAGTTCGGCCTGCGGCTGGGCAAGCGCACCCGGCTCATCTGCACCACCACACCCCGACCCAAGGACTTGATCATCGAGCTGATCGGTCGGGAGGGTGACGACGTCGTGATGACGACCGCCTCAACGTATGCCAACCTCGGCAACCTGTCGGAGAACTTCCGCAAGCAGATCCTGAGCTACGAGGGCACGACCCTTGGGCGGCAGGAGATCTACGCCGAGATCATCGACCCCGAGGAGGGCGGCATCGTCAAAAGGGATATGTTCAAGCTCTGGCCAGCCGGGCGAGCCTTCCCGCGCTTTGAGTACATCCTGCAGTCCTACGACGTGGCGACCAGCGAGAAGGTCCAGAACGACCCGACTGCCTGCATCACCTTCGGCGTGTTCAAGCCACAGGATTCCCCTATGAGCGTCATGGTCATTGACTGCTGGCAGGAGAGGATGCAGTACCCCGACCTGCGGCCCAAGGTGCTCGAGGAGTACGAGACCGTCTTCGGCGAGGGCAAGGACCGCAAGCGGGTTGACCTGCTGCTGATCGAGGACAAGAGCGCCGGGATCTCCCTGATCCAAGACCTCCAGCGGGCTCACCTGCCTGTCAGGGCGTACAACCCCGGGCGGGCGGACAAGATGCAGCGCCTGAACATCGTCTCCAACATCATCGCCCGTGGCCGGGTCTGGATCCCCGAGTCGGACCACCGCAAGGGCTACGTCAAGGACTGGGCCGAGGGCTTCGTCAGCCAGATCTGCTCCTTTCCCGAGACGACCCACGATGATTTGGTGGACGCATGTGTTGATAGCTTGACTCAAGTGCAAATGGCCAAGGGCGTGAAACTGATCAAGGACGTGCAGGTGGGTGACATGGTGATGACCCCTGCAGGACCGAGGCGGGTGACTGCCGTGCATGACAACGGGCTCAAGGAAGTTTGGAACGTCAACGGCCTGCTGGCCACGGCAGAGCACCGGGTAATGACCCAAGACGGTTGGATGCGTGTTGACTGCTTGAGTCAATCAGTCCATAATGTATACCTTTACAAGGATGCATCATGGCTTTCAAATCAAGTGGCGCTGTTGTCGAGTCGGTGGTCTTTAACGGTCGCAAGTACAACCGCTACCCTGAGAGCGATAACCCGGCGCACCGTCGATACTTTGCAAGGGCTGGCCATCGGCTTCATCGAGACGTCTGGAAGCACCACAACGGGCCAATCCCTGCGGGCATGCACGTCCACCACATTGACGGCAACACGGCCAACAACGACATCGGCAACTTGGCCTGCGTTACAAGCAAGCAGCATTGGGACGAGCACCGGGCGCAGGCATCTGAGCGCAGTAGGCGGCCAGAGCAGCTTGAGCACCTTAGCCGGATCCGCGTCAGCGCAGCCGACTGGCACAGGTCAGACGAGGGCCGGGCGTGGCACAGAGAGCACGCTAAGGCCTCTCTGGCAAAGACTTGGGGGAAGCCTAGGGTTTACGTTGAAAGCGCCTTCCAATGCGTCTGGTGCGGCTTGGAGTCGCTTCGCAAGACTGACCGCAAACAGTTCTGTTGCCCAGCCTGCCAAAACGCCGAATCAAAGCACCGCCTTGGTAAAACAAGCTACGAACACCCATACCATGCGTCATGTGTTCGACCTGACGGTGGAGGGTGAGCACTGCTACTACGCCAACGGGATCTTGGTTCACAACTGCACGCAGGCCCTGCGCTACCTGCGCGACGCCGGGTGGCTGGAGATCGACCCGCCGCCCAATGACGACTGGGACGAAGACGACTTTGCCGACACTGGCCGGGTGCGCCGTGTCAACCCCTATGCAGTCTGACAAATCTGTGGCACAATGGAGCTGTTGTCGTCGAAAGCAACAGATGAAAGCCGTTACTCATGCGCTGGCCTCCTTCGGGGGGTTTCGACCCAGTGCAGTAGTAACGGCTTTTTGCG